TGGCCCATGACCTCGGCGCCGATCGAGCCAGCTGACTGCATCATGCCTCGAGCTTGATAAGCTGCGCGTTCCTGCTGCGCCACGTCTGCTGCCATTTGCGGCGACATCTGTCCGCCAAGCGCCAACTGTTGTTGTGCCGTAGTCTGAAGTTGCTGGGTAAGCGGATCCAGATTGCCGAGAGCACCCATCACGTTCGCTTTGGTGGCATTAAAAAGATCGCTTCTTGAATTGGCCAAAACATCCTGTTGCAGTTTGCCCAGTTGAGCCACGGTCTGATCTGTGCCTGCCTGCGATTGAGTGGCGAGCGTTTGCAGTTGCTGGTTAATCGGAGTCAGTTGCTGACCGGCTTGAGTAGCCAGGTTCTGGAACGCTTGTTGCTGGCCGGGAATTGCGCCCATCACATTCTGATAAAGCGAGGTTAAACGCGGATCCATCCCGGCAGACATCTGCTGTTTAGCTAGGTCTGACATCTGCCCGTATTGCGGCATGGAAGACATCAGCGTCTGGCTGACCTGCGGCGCTAATGCCTGCATATTCTGCAATTGACCGAGAGACGCCTGTTGCTGAGATGCGGTAGCAGCAGCCTGGGCTTCCGGCATCAACCCGAAATATTGCTGTGCGTAGGCATTGATATTTTCCTGCTCCATGCCTCGCTGCATCTGGTTGTAGAGCGGTTGATACTGCGATTCTTCTTGATAGAGCGCCGGCGCACCGGAGGTATAGGCTTGCAACGCCTGGCCAAATTCTACACCGGCATCAGGTGGTTTTGGTGCTTGGACTGATGGTGCGCCGCCCATAATAGATATCTTTGTTGTATAGCTTGTCCCAGGCTATGATTTTGATTTTACCTCTGCGTTTAAACGCAACCCAATCCAACCGGATTGGCGCCTCAAGGCAGAGATCGTAACTGGACATCGCACCTTTTTTAGTGGTCCAAAAATAAATCCACCAACAGGAATGCGGTAACCTTCTAAAATCGATGTTTGTGCCGTCACACCAGCATGTCTCAGCCATAAGCAGAAAATTTGGGCGACAGATAATAACGCCATGAAAAAAACAGCGAAGAATCGTTGCCGACAAAGCACCTTCGGGCTCATGCGCTGCGTACCAATCTTTGGCAATCTGTCCGACATTCACGTTTTAATTACAAAGTAAAGCACCGCGTACGGTTGCATGTTGTTGTGCGTTGCGTTACCGCCCGTTTTCGCCATGGTAACGTTGGTAGGACTGTTGTTGATCGTAATATTGGCGTTCTGTGAAGAGGTATTGGTCGCGCCACCTGGATAAAAGATTTGCGTCCCACCACCGAACACACCGAAACGACCGCCAGTCGGATCGATATAGCTATGAGCGTGCGCAGACTGAGTTATACCGTGACTATGTTGAGGATCGCTCAGTGTATGATCGTGATTGGCCAGTTCGGCAATGCTCAATTGATGGTTTTCTTCGCCACCGTTTGAACCGAATGCGCGAGCTGTAATCCCGGTGACTGCGCTGTTCACGTACCCAAGCGGGCTGCGGCCTCGGAAATCCGGTACCGCAAACCAGGCACTGGCACCGGAACCGCCCGCACCCCAATAGGCGCCGAGCGCAGAATAGAGCGCAGGATATTGACTCTGCAAATAATGGTTGCCGTCACAGACAAGCCAGCCGGTTGGTATCGCGGGACCGGCAAACATCCGGACCATCCCTGCAGGAATCACGATATTAATCAAGCTCTGGGCAAGTGCCTGCAGTGTGATCGAGCCAGCCTGGTAAGAAGCGGTATCGACACCCGTAACCGTATCCAGCAAATAGCCGACTTTCGAAGTGTGATCGACCGTCTTGAATCGCCCGGTAGTGCTTAGACCGATCGCTCTTCCGAATACACTCGGTCGATTAAAGCTGATGGCTGGCATGAAACCATCGTTGTTCTGGTTTGCAGCGCTTATATTAACAAGGATTGCGGCCTTGCCTATAGTGGTGCTTCCTACCGGATCGTCATTGTTGAACCCTAATGCGCCTGGACCAATTGCTGAGTCGCCCGCTTTATTGATTGGCGTGTAGCCCAGACCGCCGATGACCGCGTTTCCACTCGTAGTGACACTGGCACCGCTGTTTATGATTGTTCCTGGTGCAGCATTTCCGGCGGCGCCCGTGTTCTGTGCCGTAACAACGTTGCTTGCCACGCTCACCGTCGAGTAACTGCCCGCTCCGGCAATGCTAAGAACCAAACCAGTCGAAATACCTGTCGCACTGGTCATCGTGATAGCGACGTTGGCGTTCGCAGCGGGAACAGTGAAATTCGCTGCCGTCGTAGTCGATATCCCTGGATCCAGGTTTATTGCCTTGACCTGGCCAACTCCGATGTCTGCACTCTGTATTGAACCGGGTCCGTATGCGCCTTTTGGTATAACGCCGGGATTCGTTACGTAAAGGCCCGGTCGCGCAAGACATCCGTCCTGCAGCATGGTCGAGTCGATAGACGGTGTCTGGATAAATTGAGAAGGATCATCGGCAAACTGGGTTGCGACTTCGCCAAGCTGGAATTTCAGGCGGCTGAAATTGACGCGTTTTGCCGAGGTGGTAAGCGTACCGTTCGGCAACCTGACTTTAAGCAGTAACCCGTTGCCGACATTGGTCACCGTGCTCAGATCGATCGTTGCAGTGACATACGCCCAAGCGGCGTTCGGCACCGTTTGCAGGTTAACGGTGGTCTGTTTGGTCACCGTAGAAAAATTATTGAACGTGTCTGCCGTCCAGACTTCAAGAGTTGACGACAAGACAGAACCCGAATTGTTCTCGATATAGCCCGAAAACGTCGAAGGCCGGCGCAACGTCGCGCTCAAATCGCCATTGATTGCCTGGCCGATGCTGCAATCGGTGACGCTCGGCGCACCGTCAATCTCGAGACTCCAAAGCGAATAGGCATCCGGCACGTCAGTGGAACGTTTGCACCAGACCGCGGCACCGTTCGGATTGACTGTCCAATAACTGGCGTTCTGGGTCTCTGTGCCAACCGGGCAAGTCACGCCACCCGGTGTAGCCCAGAAACTCGAGTAAAAATTGCCGTTCCTGAAAAAGTTAATGTCGGTTACCGGTGTCTCAATCGAGAGCGAGACGAGCGGAGTCGCCATCAGGTTAAGCTTGTCAACGGTGATAATGTCTTCCTCTCGGAACTGGTAACCTGGTTGGACAAAGAGATCGGCCATAAGAAATTAAATCTGGTGCCTGGGTTCGCGCTGATCCTCATTATCCTCAAGAATGACTGAACGGATACCGACTGAACCGACTGAGTTCTCGATCCTGAACTGGCAATAGCGACCCGTCATATCGATCGGGAACCGTTCAGTAACTTCCTGTTCACGTTCAACCTGGATCCCGTTATAGCCCAGCATGAACCCATCGAGCGGCGTTTGAAAGCCTACTGAATAATCTTTGCGCCTGGCAGTCGCGTGATCGTCCTTGGAGTTAGTCGGATCCCAGTTTGGTCTGCCGAAAACCTCGTACTTCGTTCTATCCTTTGTCCGGTCCTCGATCAACGTTTTGGCATTGGACCCGTCAACAAAAGCTTCAACAGAAAAACTCGGGTTCCAAGTCGCCATATCGATACCGACTCGCGGGAAAGAACTGCGCGGACCTGGCCCAAGGTAGCCGCGAGTAAGTACTCCAAACTGGATCTGGAATTCGCGCTCGACATTATTGCCTAACAGATCCGTTCGGCCTTGTTCCAGCAAGACAACCAGACCTTTTTCCCGGTCAATCGCAAAGAGTCGTCGTTCACCGATATAATTGGTTTTGACCAGGTCATCGATCCTGAAATTCGGGTCGCCAAACGTATCGATCGATTCCCAGCTCGCACTGAGCAGATTATAGACCAATAGCGCACTGTTGCGAGTAGCGTTCTGCAACGGCACCGCGAAATAAACCCGTTCCCTGCGGTGCTCGGCGCGAATCCCGGCTGCGGCATTCCAATTGATCGAGGAAATGAGCGGTTTGATCGCATCGGAGACCGGCAACGACCCGGCTTGCGGCGAACCTTCGAATACCTGGCTGATTTTGTACACGCCGCTTGAATCCATGAACAGGATATCGCCGGAAACCGCGGTTACCGCTTTAACGCCAGCCAAGCCTAGTGTGCCTGGAAGCTTTTGTAACGTAGTCGCCGAGAGGTCGCCACTAACATTAGACAACTGATAAATCGAGTGCTGCTTGAAACAGATGACCGTTTCCTGCACCCATGGGAACACGCGTACCAGAGTGTCTGCCTCGCCAAAATTGACTCTAAAATCGTTAGTGGTCCACTGGTAATATGCCTCGCCGATATCGCTGATGGCAATCGAATCGCGATCATGCGGCGCCAGGATCCGGTTTGCGAATGTTTCAGCCGTAACCGCATTCGGCATGACTTTTCGCGTTGTATCCGGCGGATCCGGTAACGGTTGCCAATACACTGACCAGTCGCCCTTCCACATCAGCGGTGTCATCGTAGGGCCGCGCCACATGAAAAAAATGTTGAACGCCTGGGAAAACTCGACCGTATAATCGATCTTGTCCGACATCGGCAAAAACTGCGGTGCCTCACCGTCCCGGGCAAACCAGACACCGTTTGCGTTGGCGAGTGCCAGCCATTCCAACCCGTTCGGGTCCGAGTAAATGCCAACTCCATAAATCTGACCGTACTGGGCAGAGTTAAATGTGGCGGGACACACACCACCTTTGCGAGTCGCCATGCCACCGTTCTCGAGCCGCAGATTATAGCCTTCCTGATACCAACCCGTCATCATCTGGGCCGGATCCCGGGTCTTCTGATCCATCCCGATAAAGGCAGTATCGCCGCCAATCGAAGCAACCTCATCATTCGGACCGGCTGGCCTTTCCCATCTAGACATAAGCTACTGTTGCTGCTGAACGATTACTTTGACTCCAACTGGGGCAATCACGGTGACGGTGGCGATAATGTCCGGAGGCGGCACTGGCTGAACTTGACCGCTGGCCCATTCGGCGATCAATTCGTTTTCAGTGCCGTCGTAAGCATTTATGTCACAGCAACCGTTAACACCAGCTACTGTGTGCGGTGCAGGACCATCTGTGCCATCGGTAAATTGCCAGAGCCAGTAGCAAGACCAAGTGGCAGGCCAACTCGGAGTCCCACTCGTGTATTGACAGAGCCACAACCGACGAGACGACCAGAAAGCACTCGAATTATTGCCCAACAACTCTTTAATCCTGTTCCCGCTGTATAGGACACATTCCTGCGGGCGACCGAGATTATCCTCAACTGCCAAAATCCATGCTTGCGCATCAGCCAAACTCATCGAGTTCGAATTGTTATCCTCAAAATCCAGGCAAATCAGGTCGTCTGCCGTTGGCATGGCAAATGACAGATAATTGTTAACCTGCTTTTCTACGTCGCCGCCATCCGCAAAATGGTAACTGCCAAAAAGCATACCGCTCGCGTAACACGCCGCTCGCGCCTGGTTGTAGGTTGGATCCTGGTAACCGACACCTTCGGTTGCCTTGTAAATTACTGCCACGCAACCTGCATCAGCCAACGCATTAAAATCTGCTGGCCACTCATAATGGCTCAGGTCCGGAATAAAAACTTGATTTGAGGGCCACTTCATTTGATCAGCGGTGCGGGTTTAAGCAGGGCGACATTTTTCTCCAATCGATCAATCTTACGCTCGATCTCGGCAACGATTCCGTAGATAGCGGAGAGCAGTTGTTTCTCGGTTGGATCGCATCCAAGAAAATCGTTATTGTCAGGGTTCATGCCATTCGGTTAATGGAACATTTGCTGAAGCAGATTTGGACCGTTCCGTTTGACCTGTTTAATGGTTCGAGAAAGTTGTTGCTCTTTTTGGGCAAGCTTGCGTTGTTGAATTTCCAATTGCCTCTTGTCTTGAGTCGTCACCACCTTGGTTGCTATCACAGTGGTAGTTCGGCTTGAAGCTGCGGCGGCGCGACTGGCGGCATTTGCTGCACTTCCCGCCGCACCCGCTGCTGCTTGAGATGCGCCCACTGCCGATTTAGCGGCTGACTCGCTGGCTAGAGCTGCCGCTCTGCTCCGTTCAATGTCTTGAAGAATCAGGTCATTATTCTGACTAACCCTATCCAGTGTCATTTTGATGTCGGCATGAATTTCATTTACCTTGCTCGTCACCTTATCAAGTACCTGAGCGGCAGCACTAAATTGCACAGAGCGCTGATGTTCAGCGTTGCGCGCTTCCTGGGCTGCTCCTTGAGCCTGCAGTACCTGCGACTCCACAATCCCGATCTCTTTTTGCTGCGCCGCAATCAGATTTCGTAAAGCACTTGTGACTCCGTCTACTTTGATCCACATCAACGCCAAAGAAATCGAGACAATCAATAAATGACACCCCCAGAAAAGCAGATCATTAGCCGTGTCAGCACTAAATCGGCGTTTGCGCCGACCAGGCAATTCTTGCGCTTGAGCCTCAATGCCCACTGACTCGATCATCGATCCGTTCGAGCCTCTTATCGATCCGGTCGAAGATGATGTTGTTACGTTCAATGACTTTTCCAGTGTCTGCGACCAGTGTCTTAAGACTTGCGATATATTCTCGTCGCTCATCGTCGTTCGCCTGTTGAAGTTTGGCTAGATCCTTGCGCGTGCTTTGCAGATAAAGCCAGCAAATGAAGAGGACCAAAACAAACAGTCCGATGTTCAAGGCTTGGACCGGCCAGGCACTGACTCGCTCGACCTGTTTGAGCGTGTCGTCGATAATCTCGGTAGAGATCGCCAGATAGAGCTGATAGCTCATAATCACTACCATTACCAATTTGGTCTTGAGCAGCCATTCACTAAGCACCTCATTCACCTGATATCCGCATCCATATGGCAGTCATCTCAAAAGATGAGTAAACAATCCCAGTGCGTACAATGCATAGAGCAAAAAAATCAGTCCGAGAATGATCCCAATCACCTGGTGCGGCTGGCCTTTAATAAATAGTCCCACGACGTACCAAACTAGGTAAAGGATCAGACCGAGAACCAATAGCGTGATAATCGTTGCGATCATTTGGCCTTGTTCATCAATCCGCTATTTGCACTTGGTTTATCGACTCCTTTAATTTTCCCGGCATTTTTACTGGCATAAAAGACCTGTTCGCCTTTCTTCTTGCCGTATTGCTCTTGCATCGCGCCTTTTATTTTCTGGCCCTTTTTGGTTAGTGGAATTGAGTCAACCCTCCTTTCCTTACACGACACGTGCTGAATAGCCGGTAAACTGCCCGGCTTGGATCGTCTGCTTGTCAAACTCGCTCGCAAGCGCCGCATAGGCCTGTTGCAACTGATCTGGCGCTTTCTCGTTCTGCCCGGCGCAAACCAACGCATCACTGAAAGCCGCGTAAATCACAAATTGCCTGAAGACCCATGGAATTCGAAACTGTTGCCAGTTACTGTCACTGGCATTCGGATCAAACGGATTCAATGCCGCCGGAACGCCCGCAGGCTTTACAGGTGGCGTCTGGTTAAGATTGTTATCGATCAGACTTAAATAAGTGTCCGAACCGTATAACGCTGCATCACCGGTGTTATAGGTTTCGCTCGAGTCCCATTGATCCAGCGCTAGCCCGGGATAAGGAATTCTAAACTGTATCCAGACCGTGCTCGACACGGGAGCAAAGGAAAACTGCACCGCAGTAGTGGACTGAATGAAATCAAACCGTATCCTGTTCAGGTCGCTATACGGGTTTTTGTTCCAGGCAGTGAAACACGTTCCTATCGGTGTGTGGCCGGGTTGCCACCATGGAATGAAGCGCGGATATGGTGGTTGGGTATTAGCCTGCCAGACTGCGGTATTGGCCAGAGTACCGCCAACGGTAGGCACCAATGCCTGGTAGTAACTTCGCGAGCACCAGTCCCAGACCATGTCGCCCGCGTTATAGGATAGCGTAGGATCATAATCATTGGCGAATGCGCGTTCCTCCACTAAAGTGATTTCGTTAAAGTCGTAAAGTTCCCATGCCTCTTTGAGTCTTGCATCCATGTAGTCCAGAAGTTCCCTGGCTTTATCGGGCGACAAATTCTGGTTATCGCCAGTCGGCGCTAATCCCAACCTTCTGGCGATCGAATAGAGGATCCTCTGCGTTGTGACCGGCGGGTTCATGGGCGCCTGACGATAGTCTTCCGCGGCTTAGCTAATACCCGCACCTCCGGGTTATCCCGTTTAAACGCTTTAATGAAACCTTGGTCGTTCCAGACCTCGCGACCTTCGCGCAGCACCCAGTTCCAGAACACTTCCGCATCGACGCGCATATGGCATTCGCCAAGCCCGTCCATGTAACATTCGTCCAGGCGTTCAGTAGCCGCCGCAATCCTGCGTTGCTTGTCATAAGCCAGTTCCCGTTTAGCCTCGATCTCGTCAGTGATACTCTGGCAGAAATCCCTGACGAAATCGTTGCCTTTCACCGCAGCCAAATCGCGGGCGAACTGTTCCCACCCAACAATCTGTTCCATAAGAACAGTTTTAAGCGGTTGGCGCTATTTTCCCTAGCCCAAGCGGATTATAAACAACTAACCCGCAAACCGCATCAATATATCCTCTGGGACCACCACCTAAGTTCGGGTTTTCCTGATAACCAGGCATCCGGTTGTACCGGAGTTCGAACTGGTCCCAGTCGATCAGGTAAGCGCGCCCGTTCTTGATGTTAGCCGCCGAAGCTCCGGTCGCGCCCGCGGCCATGAAGGTGCTCAATATTAGCTTTACGGATCCAAAATCGCCTTGCCAAAAATCTACGGTCGCGATGATTGATTTGGAACTGGCATCCTGGTTAAACCGGCGCAACGGTACCGTCGATACCGCACTCGGCACATAGGTAGCAAAACCTGTGAAAAGTTTCTTCACCGCCGTGCCGCAGATCAGATCGAAATCTTTTTGCTGGCCGGTCTGCTGATAGATACTCTCCATCGCGCTGTTAATGTCGCTCTCCACCGTAGTCGCAGTGGTTTTGGTAATAACACTAGTTGTCGGTGTCACGAACGCTGGCGGGCAAGCGGTCGCCGAATCGGTGATCGTTACCTCACCGGCATTGATCCAGGCACCTACACCGCGAGTAAGGTACGGCACCGTTCCATTGTCGGCTTGGGAGTCCTGATCACTGCAAAATGTCGCTTCGAGGTTGCGTTTAACCTGCACGATAGTTTTCTTGACTGCCCGCTGCATTTCGCCGCGTTTACCTATTCCGGCCACGTCACTAACATTCTGGGCCAGATCACTAACCATGAAAGCCACTCGGAACTTCTGAATACGCCCGTGCGCTTTGGCTCGTTGCGCGGCCGGGTTAGTATAATCAGCGTTAACAACATCGACACCGTCTACTATACCTCCCAAGGCGGATGGTGCATATTGATCCATCTGCCAATCGTACAAGGTATTGGCCGGTTCTGTCCCTTTAGGACACATCGAGGAAAATGGTGTGTCTCGGTAGTCCACCATAGCGATCACATCCGCGAAGTCCTCACGCTTCCCGGGTTGAATTGGTTCAGTTAAACCAGGCATTTATCTCTAATCAGCGACTGCGCTGAGCCTCCGCACGATCAATCAAATTATCGACAAACGCCGTTAAAGCAGCGTCCGGATTCAATTGAAAAGCAGCGCTCAATGCGTCACCGCTCAAGGCTCGTGTTTGCGGAACCCGTGGAGAGGCTGCGGGCGCGGGAGTGGCCAGAGGCGCCTGATGTGCGGGCGGTAAACCGTTAGGGCGAGCCTTAGCCCGATCCAACCGAATTTTCTGGCCTACTAATGCGTCACCGATAATCAGCGCTATGTCCGGGTAACGCTGGCACTCAGGAAACGCTGTTAACCACTGGTGATAAACAGTGTTAGGTTCAGTGCCTTGCTTGAACAATGCCGGATACTGCTTCTGCGCTTCGGTATCGAACAATTTTTTATTAGCCAGAAATTCCTTCCGCTGCGGTACGCCTTCATACAGCGTTTTCTCCGCAGTAACCCAAATGTCTTTCACTGCGGCGCCATCTACATGTTTCGTGCCTCCGTTGCCATCGCTAACCGGACCTCCGTCAGGATTTTGTATGCACCAGGCTTTTACCTCGTTGATATAGGCTATCCGTTTCTGAAGATCCGCTTCAGTCATGACATCGGATAACGGGTTACTGGGAGTCGGCGCTAACGGTGGCGGTGCCTGGGCTTTAGCCTTTAACTCGAAAAGTTCGGTCTCGAGCGCAGTTGCTTTTTCCTCGGCACTTTTACGTTTGGCAGTCAGTTCATCGATGCGTTGCTGGAATTTATCGGGTGGTGGAATTTCCTCTTTTTTCGGTTCTTCGGGCGGCTTGTCCTCTTCAGGTTTTAAGCCTGCAGGAATCAGATCCTCTAAATGCTGCTCCTTGTCGGCAGTCTCTGGCGTAACCGGTTCCTTTTTGGTTGCGCCGTCTTTGGGTTGCTCCGGTGCCTTCCCAGTCTCTTGAGTCGTCGGTGTTCCCGCGAACAAATCCGCTAGATCTGGGATATTAGGAAGCAAACTTTCGATTTCCGGCTCGACCGAAGCTGGAGTTGCCGTTTTATCGACCGTTTGGGAGTTTACAGTCTCCTCTGCCATGGTTTAGAACCAAGAATTTGTCTGCCAAGACGTTTTAAGGCCGTCTAGACGCCTTAGAACAAGGTTTCTGCCTCCGATTGTGGCAAAAAGCAAGCTGATTTTGTGCCACAAAGGCGAAAATCAATGAAATTTGGCCTTGAGAGACTCGAAGTCTTCGGCCTGAAGCGCTGCCAGAAAGTTATCAGCTAATTTGAACGCTTCCTCGGACGGTTCGGCCTTGGCCAGCCAGTAGTGAATGGCCAGAGAAAGCCGGATCTGGTACACAGATTGCCCGTAAAGTTCCAGTATCTGCTGTTTTGTCACGTTTCCGGTCCGGGTTCAGGACCTGGATGCACTTCGGTTGGTTTGCGGCGCAGAAGTTCTAACGAGGCCAGGGTATAATCCGCATACGCCGCAAATCCCAGATAAAAAGCCACTTTGCCCGGGTCCTTGAAAACCTCGTCGTTACGCAACAGTTCTTCGGCCTTGTACTTTGCCTCGATCACAACGTCGCGAACACAACTCCATTGCCGGTCATTAATCTCGCGTAAAATCTGCGGACGCAAGTGTTCCTCGACCTCTGGCAAGTTGTCCAGTATCCGCACCACCGGTACTTTGCCTAACAGATTATCTTTTGACGGCACGTTGCTCGCTTAGGCTAACGGTCCCTGATCGATGATAAGTGCCCGTGATTGCAACTGTGGCCAAGCTGTCGTCTGTGTCCCAGCCACAGTCATTCCAAGAGGTCCGGTATATTGACGCGCCTGGATTTGTACCGCTGGACTGGTCCCGCTGACCACAACTGCAAAGACAAGATCTGCGTCGTTCACGCTCGAGTCGTCCGTTCGATTGACTACCGTATGGAACGTGCGCCGGAAATGTACGCCACTGTCTGTGCTCCAATCACAAAGCGCTTGGCCGCCGCTGTTTGCCGTCCACAAAAATTTCGCTACAATCGACACTTCCAAAAGTGTGTTTCCTGTACGTGACGGTAACGAATAAATCGTGTTCGGTAAAACAAAATACCATGTTCCAACGGCAGCAAACGCTGTTTCGGGTAAGTCAATCAGTAGCGGTTCAGCAAAAGGCGTCTCAACAATGCTGCTCGTGCTCGTATCCGGCGGAATCGATTGTCCGTAACTGGTCTGTACTGGCAACGTGTTGCTGACAATTCCTTGACTGGATTCAGCAGTCTGGCGCCGAATCCATTTGTATGGATAAAGGATGTTACCTTTAATCGGCATTGCTAGGTCACGGTCAAGTCAACGCTATTGCTCAGTGTCCCGTCAGCGTTCCTGACCTGGACCGGCACGGTCCCTGCCGTGGCAATTGCCGCGTCACTGATCGTAGCGCTGGCGCCTAATGTCGTTGCCTCGTCGTTGCCGGCAGCGGTCACTATCGCTCCGTCACTGAACCCGGTCCCGGCCACAGTAAGCACCAATCCCGTTGTCCCGGCAGTCACGGTTGCCGGGTTAATCGAACTGATCACGGGCGCCGCGGGAGGTGCCGGTGTCACGCTGCTCGCGCCCGCACCGTACACCTTCTCGCACCATTGCTGAAACCCGTGATCGCCTTGCCACGAGTTCGGACAAGCAGCCATCAAATCAAGCAACGCCTGGTCAGTCTGCTGCTGTTGTTTCCCGTCTGTAACCGACATTTCTTCGCCGCCTAATACCGGCGCGCTGACAACCGGCGCGGTTTGAGTCTCACTCATACGTTTTTTCTTTCTGGATCTCTTTGCTTTTGCCACCTAGCGCTTCCTTCGGACATCGAGTTCCCGTGTCGGATGCGTGCCACTTGATGGTTTGCCTATTCGTCCGCCTTTTTGCCCGGAACGGATATCGAGTTCGGTTGATGGGTGCGGTCCTGGGCCAGCCGCCGATTCGTCGCTGCGTACTGCCTGAGTGGCAGTCTGAAAGTCATTCGGACTTTCCGGTAATTGGTCCGGTTCCAGCGGTACGCCTGGATGCGCCGGTTTCGTGTTATAGTCTGATTGGTCCATAAAATTTAAACGGTTACGTCTTTACCACAGTTTCTTAGGTAGTTGTTCAATTTTGCCATCGACATAATCCTGGCAGATTTGCAACATCCGCTTAAACCGATACCGCAAAATAACGGTCTTTGGCGTGATTTGCCCATCTGTTGTCAAGGTGCCTCGCCACATTGCTTTGAATAGAACCGCGCACTCCATGGCAAACTTTCGGTCTTCCTCATCCATTAACGATTCGGTTTGCTGATAAAATTCGTCTAATGGCAGATTATACTCTGGCGGGATCGGCATTGTTATCCGCCTCCACCGGCTTGCCCTGATGTGCCGCCACCCATCAACTGACTTTGCGGCGGCGTCTGCGGTGGCGGCGCCGGTCCGGTCCCGGTCAGTTGTTGCGTCGGGCCGGGCGCCACACCCAGTCTGCCGGTCACAGCGTTCTGCTGTTGCACCACTTGCTGCTGCAAATTTTGGACCCGTCTCTGGAGCAGTTCCATTGAGATCGGGTTCTGGCGCAACGCGTTGATGTAGCCAGGCTGCTGGACGGTGTTCTGGATCACTTGAAGCCTGAGTTGCGCGTTCTGACCGCTGGTGTACATCGGCGGCTCGATCCCGTCCGCGATCTTCGATAGTTGCGCCTGTTCATCGTTGATTTCCTGCTGGCTGACCGCGGCCTGCGGCTGAATCAGTTGCCGCGCCAAAGCGGGATCCAGCGCGCGCGCCGCGTACATCGTAAGGCCCGCCCGGTCAATCACCCCGGCTGCGTCCGTCGCCACCAGCATCTGCTGGATCAGTTGCAGTTTCTGCAACACGTATTCCTGGTTCAGATCTTTGGCGTCGTATTCCAGAACCAGGTTCAGATTTCTTTGGATACTTTTCCTGTCCCGCTGCGGCACCGCTGCCGGGTCGCCCGCAGCCGCCAGCCAGTCGTCATCCGGTAGATATTGCTGGCATAACTGATAGATCTGGATATGGACCATGCGCAGTTCAGCTAACCAATCGTCTATTAACCGTTGCTGTTTGCGCAAAACCTTGTTCGGGTCCACGCCTTCCATGTTTTTGCCGAAATACGAGTAGGTATCCTGCCGGATACTCATCTCGGTCTGGTAAGTCGTCTGATCGATCGGTGGTGGCGGTAACCAGCTCAGTTCGCCCGGGCGCATAATGCCTAGCTGCGCTCTCGGGCCAAGTTTGTATTGCTGTTTGCCTCGACCCAGCGGCACCAAAAGCGGCGGTAAGGTCGAGATTGCTGTCCGATCGTTCCGGTTATCTTTCTGAAACTTGATCTCGCTTTGTGCCGTCATCGCGATATCGCCAATGCCGCGACTTTCCAGTATGCTTCTAGAGCGCCTCTCTCTCGCGCACATCACAAACGGGTATTTGCCGTGCGTGTAGGGTAACGGCAGCGTGCGCCCGATCCGCTCAGAGTTCGGGTGGAAAATTGTTACCTCGATCTGGCGCCTGTTCTTCGGATCGGTCCCGCGATAAAACCCGTAGTACACCTCGCACAGCTCTTTCATCTCATCGACGTAAAGCCTGTCCCTGAACCTGAACAGCGTCTGCATCCCAAGGTTAAGTAATGCCGTCGAGCCCGCCCGCTCCAGTATCTCAGTCGTAAATTGCGGGTCCCAGTTCTCGTACTTGGCCCGGTCTATCACCGCAGTTTTCGGGATCACGTCTCTTCTGACAATCCACGGTAACCGCTGGATATCGTACGTGTTCCTAAAGAAAAAAACGTCCTGGTAAGTCCGTAACGCCGTCACGCATGGCCGGTTTTCTTTGATGTAAGGCCGATAGTAGGCAAACGATCCGGTCCGCGACAAACTCATCAGCGCTTGGACCGAATTGTTAACCGCTTGGTCAGTAGTGTACGGAGTCGGTTTCGGTGCCGGTCCCGCCGATTTAGTTGTCGGGTCAAGCACGGTCTCCGGCACTTCTATAGGTGCGTTCAGATCCGGAAAATAAGTGGCTAACATCTGGGCCGCGCCCGCAATATCGTTGTTGCTCAATCGTCCCTGGTTCTGCAAGAGATATTCCAAGAACGCTTGCAACATCGGGTCCATCATCGCCATCCCGAACAAATCCTGAATCGTGACCGTGACCAGTTCACTGTCAAAGTCCAGGTACCAGTCCACACCGATCACGCTCGAGCCGTAATGCTGGCGCCATTGCGCCGCCAGACTCTTTTCCCGGTCCAGTTCTTCCGCCATCAGATTGCGCAGCACCCAGTCCAGTACCGCAGTCGTCGCGGTAGCTTGTTCCTGGTAGACCGAATTACTCGGCACCGTCTGCATATGACAGTTCTTGTCGGCCATCCGCAGGATATCGACATCGTCTATCACCAAATCATCGATAAAGTACGGCCTGATATCGCTTGCGCCTTCCCATGGGTACACTTCTTTCCCGGTGTTAGCACTCCATTTACGACCGTCATAAGTTTGCCCGGCCCATCGGCAGTACCTGGTGTCGTCCAGGGTCGAGATGAAACTGATGTAGGAGCTCGCTTCGGTTAACGACCAGGTGAAACTGCGTTTTACTTCCGAAAAATTCATAACGGGTCAGTCCCAATCGGGTCCATGATTT